TTGATGGCGGTTGATCGTGGGCATGATCTCATACATTTTACCTTCAAGGGCCATCGTCCAGTCGACGAGGAACATTCGAAGATCCTGACGAGGATGGAGCTCGATGAGGCGGAACATTCCGTAGCCGTTGCCGCCAAGAGCATGAAACGCCGATGGCCGAGCCAGAACCCGCACGTCAACGATCTGTTGCGCAGGAACTACTTCCAGGTCAGATGGAGCGAGAGGGTCTATGCCGTGGCAAACCTCCTGCCGGATGACAAGAGCGTGCTCAAGATCTCCGGTGGTACGGCATGGGCATGCCAGATGTACGTTGATCGTTGGTACAGCGGCAGGGATCTCAGGGAGTGTGAGCTGTATTTTTACGACATGGCATCCAATCGATGGATGCAGTGGTGGGAGACATGGAAGGAGATCGAATGTCCTCCGGTCCCCCACGGTCGTTACGCAGGTATAGGTAGCCGAGATCTAACGGACGATGGTATCCGTGCTATCTTTGCAGCCTACGGGTGAAGATCCAGACCGTCGAAAAGGCAACGGAACCGAACGTCGTTGCGATCACCAACGAACCAAGCGCAGGTAACCTCCTCGCGCACCATGAGGACCTTGCCATTGTCCAGGACCTTGATGACCTTGGTGGTGTCGGTCTGGGGAATGAGATTGGCGATCTCTATGTTTTCCACGAAGAACGGATAGCTCGGATCCGTCACCGTGTTGAACACCACAACGACATCGCCGGCATTCTCCGCCTCCTGGCCACACCGTATGATGTCGTCCAGAGTGGCGCCCAGGACCAGGGTGGTGTTGAAATGGTCCGCACCTTGCTGAATACCTTGAGTGATGTAATCTCTCACCAACGTTTTGGATCGAAACTTGTTAACCATCTGAACGCCGGCATGATGGACCTGTGCGGCTGCCTTACCAGCGTTCATGCTAGGCAGGTCGGTCCTAAGTAGGACGTAGACCGCCAGATCCAGTTCGTTTTCTTCCATGTGATTCTCCTATTGTTTGGTAGAGAATAGCATGTGACATCGGCAGGGTCAACCAACTCGTTTAATCCATTTTGATTGTCCTGCATCCCAAATTCGATCGTAACCCAACTCTTGCATGATTTGCCATTCGGTTTTATTGATATCACCTTGGTGTTTTTGAACCAAGATGTGCTTTTGATATCTTAAACGATTTTCTTTTTTCAAATAATTCCTAGTGTAACTATAACCGGGCGCGGTCTCTGCCTCCAGCTCAAATCCGCTGGATCTATAAAGATTTCCATTACCATGCCGGTTATCACTGAAACTGAAAATATTTCCTGCAAAATTGGTTGTTTTGATAAAATGTGCGAGCATCTTGGTGAACAGTCCCGGATAGCTATGATTACCGTCCACCGCGAATCTCACTATTTCTGCTTGGACCTTTTTAACCTTCACCGAAAAAATTGCCACCAACGATTGGTCATAATATGCGCCAAAGGCATGGGTCCTATTCAAATTTGACCCTTGCAAATGATATCGATTCAAAAACTTTTTTTCATCGGTGCTTGAAACTGATTTTATCACGACTTTTCTTGCCCCAACCACCGGCGACGGCACATGACAGAGTCTTTTGATTTTTGATTCGACTATTTCCCATTTATCAAGCAAATCATCATCAAAATATTGAAGCAGAGTGATGCCTTTTTCTTTGCATTTTTTCCATTTTTCATGATGATACCTACGCCCCCGGCCGCTTGATAGTTCGCAATGAAAATACATGCTACCAACCTCAATGGCTAGATTCTTATCAGGAATATAAAAGTCTAGCTGCAACGGGGGTATGATTTTTTTACTATTTTTTACATAGTTTACGTTTATGGAATCTAAGAGCTTTTCTATCATTGATTCATATTTGCTACGCGTCGACGCAACAAATGCATCAATTATACCAAACCGTTTAGCGACTTTTATAGGGCCCGACCCGGACATTCCTAGCGCGTCTGCTACCTCGGCTATGGTTTTACCTTTGGCAAATTCAATAAAATTGTCCCGATCATTGATGATTTTGATGGTTTCTGGAGAAAGATGTGATTGGCTGAAGTTATCAGCTAAGTATCTTGTTCTATTCGTGGTTATCTTTTTTTGTTGCACCAATGGCGATTTGCTTGGATTAGACACACCATATTTTTCAATAAATGTTGTGGTGGATTTTTCCTTGAATGATGCTGTTTTGGCAAAATTGTCATGTCCGTATCGTTCTATCATAGTTGCTTGACGATCGCGGGTCGTGTTGATCACGCTACATTTGACAGAACAATATTGTAGATACCTGTTGTAGTTCCATTTTAATTTATTTCCGCATGTGCATGTCGGCACGTCATGCGTATCTGACTGAACATGGTAAATCAACTGCCGTAGATTTGAAATACCAAGCCGGTGCATTGACATTTCAATTTCTTGCTGGAAGTCAGCTCCGATCACGTTGCTCATGTGCAATCGCGGCTTTTCTGATAATTTAGATAGGAATTTTTTCAAATCATCAGAAAACAACATGACGCCAATTATTAGATATACGCGGATAAAGATCTATATTTTTAACCTATTACGATTCCCGGGGGAGAACTTGAATCGATGTAAAGATCCAACTCCTTCTCAAGCTGCTCTAACATGGCAGCGGCCTCTTGTTTTAATGCATCTCCTTTTAAGGTTGTCCCGCCTTGCGGTCCTATAATGGTATTAAATTTAGAATAGGCTTCACCAAGCATCTGCTTGCACCAGGCAAGGGTGTAGGATCGGATCCATGGACGTATGTATGGATCCTGCAGGATCTGGTCGTCGGGCTTTACCTTCATGACCCAAAGGACCACGGTTTCGCCGCCGGTCGGCTTGCGGATCAGCTGTAGCTTCTTGGTTACCGGATCAAAGGTAAAGTTCATGTAGGCACCGAACATCCTCCCGGCCTGCTTGAGATAGTCGTTGAACAGCTCGTAGGTCAGCAAACCAGCCGTGTATCCACCACCGGCACCGGCTTGGAGCAAATACAGGTTCGTGTATGCAAGGCTAAAAGGATCCAGGCTGGTCCCGCCTCCGGTTTCTCCGAGGCCTCGACGGAAGATCTGGCGAACCTGGACTATCTCGTCAGGCAGCGTATAGACGTTGGTCTCATACAGTATCCGGAGGAACATGTATGCTTCCTCCATGCTGTTACCGGCTCGTTGCCGGTATCTGTCTAATGCCAGCGTGGCTGCCGTTTCGTAGTGTTCCGGATCAAGCTCGATATCGACCATCTGGCCTCCCATCATGAGCCGGACCTCGTTGATCATCTGCTGCCTAAGCGGTGTTGCCATATTATGCGTCCTCTTGGCATATTTATGTTGCGACAAAACGGAATACCTCCAAAACGCGGTTTGCTAAATAATTGCCACGCAAAAGGATCAAACCATGCCACCTCTGTCCCTGTGGAAAGGCGTTGCCGTCAAGACCAACGATTACAAGCTGATCGATCGTATCGTGGCCGAGCAATACCGAGTTGGCGGAACGGAATTCTACATACACAAATACATCGGAGTTTATGACCAAGGGATTACCGGCGGGACATCAGTGAATCTTGACCAGACGGGACAGGCTGATCCGACCATGACCATCGAGGACGTGCTGAACATGGAAAACCGTAACAGGAAATATGATCAGGACGTCTACAGCATGCGCGGCCATTACCAGGTCAGCGATACCGAGTTCGATCTAAGGCAGTTTGGTCTTTTCCTGACCAATGAGACCATCTTCATCACCTTCCATCTCAACAACATGGTCGATCAGATAGGTAGGAAGCTGATGAGCGGCGACGCCATCGAGATACTCCACCAACGAGATGACTTGGTCATGGGTTCCCCGGCAGCAATCAGCAAGTATTACGTCGTGCAGGAGGGTACACGGCCAGCGGAGGGATACAGTCCAACCTGGTGGCCTCACCTATGGAGGGTCAAGTGTGATCCGATAACCGATAGCCAGGAATACAAGGACATCCTGAACAAGCCGATACTCGACGCAAGCGGTGATCCGGTGGCCGATCCAAACGGATGCGGGAAAGATCTCACCCTCGAGAGCATGCTCAGCACCAGGAATGACGAGCTCAAGATCAATGATGCCATAGTCGCACAGGCGGAAACCGAGGTGCCATTCAGATACTTCCAGGCGCAGCATTTCTACGTGCTACCAAACGAGAACCCAAATTTCATGGGACAGGACATATGGACCGGGGATGGGATACCTCCAAATGGCAGCAAACCTGTCAACAGCGGTGCATCCTGGCCGGTTCAACCATTGGTCGGCGATTACTTCCTCCGTACGGATTACAACCCGCCGCAGCTTTTCAAGCGCGAGACCAACAAATGGATCAGGGTGCAAACCGCATGGAGGAACCCGTGGCTCCCTGCCAACCAAACACTGGTCAGCTTCATCAACAATACCAACACGTCGAGGTTTGCTGACGGCAGCACGGCTCCTGAGCAGCAAAACCTACGCACTGCCGTCAAACCAAGACTGGACCCAGACATCATATAAGGAGACCACCCATGGGATTTGATTTTGATTTTACCCCAGAAAAGCTAGCAGCATGCATCAACAACCCAAACATTGACCAATGGTATGGGCCATTGGTTGACATATTGCCACAATATGCGATCAACACCAGGTTGCGGGTTGCCGGATGGTTGAGCCAATGTGGGCACGAAAGCGGGGATTTCAAGTTCCTGCAGGAAAATCTCAACTATGGTGCCAAGGGATTGCTAACCGTGTTCCCGAGATATTTTCCGACGCAGGCACTGGCCGAATCCTACCAGAGGAAGCCAGAAATGATCGCCAACCGAGTGTATGGCGGTCGCATGGGAAATGGCGCCGAACCCACCGGAGACGGATGGAAGTATCGTGGACGGGGATTGATACAGATTACCGGAAAGGACAACTACACGAGATGTTCCCGGACACTGTATGGAAACGACATCCTGTTGGAAAACCCGGATTTGCTGCTAGACATCGATGGTGCCATCCGCTCGGCGTGCTGGTATTGGAATTCCCGTAACATCAATGTCGACGCCGACAACAGAGACGTACTGACGATGACCAGGAAGATCAACGGGGGAACACACGGCCTAGATGACCGCCAGCGCCGCTATAATAATTGCATGGCGGTTCTCCGTTAAGCTGCTGCCTGGATCGAATACGACACGTGAACTACCACGCCCTAAAGGGCGGTGGCTTCCTGCTTGATCGTGGTGGCTGACATCTCACCTCAATGGGTTAGAATATCCACCACCACATCCACCACAAATGAAGCATACCAACCACGTGGTGTTTGGGTGATGGTTACACCCTTGAATGGTGGTAAATATCATCATGCAATATTGGTATTCAGCCCAGCTCAGGCAATATCGCCTACAGTTCATCAGGGCATTCAGCAATTTCAGCGTCAAGACGGGGGTTATCGGACCAAACGGTGAGCAGGAGCTTATCAGGGTTCCGTGTCGATACGGAGATCCAACCAGGATAGCATCTTCCATCGTTCGAGGTAACAGCGAAAACAAGGTGCTGTCGGTCCCGTTCATCAGCTGCTTTATCAGCGCCCTCAACATGAACGCCTCCAGGAGGCAAGACCCCCAACTGGTGCAACCAATACAGATCAACGAGCGTCGATATGACGACGAGCTTGGCCATTACACCAACGAGATAGGCAATCGCTATACCGTTGATCGATTGATGCCGGTACCATACGATCTCACCATGCAGGTAGACATATGGACCAACAATCTAGACATCAAGGAACAGCTGGTCGAGCAAATATTGGTTTTGTATAATCCTTCGATCGACGTACAAACATCAGTAAATCCGATAGATTGGACGGTTCTCACCATAATAGAAATGCAGGACAACATCAATTGGAGTTCCAGGACCATACCGATCGGCACCGATAATCCCATTGATGTCATCACCATGCAGTTCAAGCTACCGATATGGATCAATCCGCCAGCCAAGGTCAGGAAGCAGGCCATAATCGAGCAGATCGTGACCAATATCGTGCAAGGAACCAAAGATCCCAGGGCAATGGAATGGGATGAATATGAGTTTTTCTCCAGGACCATAACCACGCCCGGACAGGCTACCATCAAGGTGACACCAAACAGCAACGGGACGTATTCCTTCCACTTATGCGACGATACGGTATCAACTACCGATAGAGAACGCTTGCCAACCGTAACGTTTGCTGCCCAGCATCCTAATCTTTTCAGCGGAATGTCATTTATATGGAACGGAAAAACCGTACGGATATCGTCAATCGATCTTACCACCGCGATTTCCGAGATACGGTCCTGCATATCAGGCACTGACCTAAACTGCGTGATCTTCAACGACACCTCAATGCAGCTCATAAACACCTCTGGCGGTGATAACGTTTTTTCCGACGTGGTACCGGGATCCTTGGCTGCTATCGGTTTAACGGCAGGGACGTATCGTGGAGGCAAGCTAGCCTGGTGGCGCCTGTTCCAGCTATACGGGATGGTTAAACCTTATTCAACATACGGATCAAATGCCAGCCAGATCAGGCTAAAGACCGTCGAGGACATCGATCAAACCAGCACGGATGTGATCGGATGGATAGACATTGATCCGTTAGATCAAAATCAGGTGATATGGACTCCAGATCCACAAAGCTATCAACCGTCAACCATGCCATCGATAAATGCCATCGTAAATCCCCTAACTAGTGGGCCAAATGTCAACCTTCCGCCGCCTGCGATCGGGCAAAGATACCTGCTAACCGAGGACATGGCAAATGGCAGCGTGAGCTGGGGCCAGGCCTATGGAAAAACCAACGACATCATCGAATTTGACGGCTCAACCTGGCAAATCTCCTGGAATTCAGCTGAAAATCAAGATGGTTTGCAATATGTTCTAAATGATCGATCAGGACGAATGTATAGATGGAATAATGGTTATTGGTCCCCGGTGATAGAAAATAAGTATTTGCAGGGGTATTGGAGGATTTCTCTGTGATATCCAGTCTCTTTGAGATCGACGGAAGCGTCGGCATGGACGAATTTGGCAAGATCTTTACACCTGAGATCAAACGGATCATCAATATCGTTCGAAAATATGGGTTTGACATCCGCGTTGTCGGTGGGGCCGTTCGCGACTTCCTTCTTGGAAAAACCCCGAGAGATGTTGATTTTGCCACAGATGCCTTGCCGGCGGAACTCATGTTCATATTTGATCTCGAAGGCATTGATCACGACGATAGCGGGATACAACACGGAACGATCAAGGCCGTGTTTGGTAATGGCAAGATAGACGTGACCACCATGGATTATCGTATGAAGGTACGCAATGGTCAAGTGATAACCAAGCACGGGTTATCGTGGAAAAACGACAGCAAGCACAGGGACCTCACCATCAATTCCATGAGCGTAGACATGGATGGGAATCTCTACGATTACCATGGCGGCCAGGAGGATCTAAAAAGGGGCATGATTAGGTTTACTTCTGACCCGCAGGAGCAGATTGACGAGGATCCCAATAGGATACTACGATGGTTCAAAGGATTGTCCATGTTTGAAAATCCGAGATGGCTTGTCAGGGATCGCAGGATCATTGAGCGCAACGCATCAAGGGTGTCTAACGTGATGAACAGCAAGCGAACCCAAAAGCTCCTAGCAAGCATCAAGGAAAGCCCACGATATCCAAGGATATTACATCTCATGTGCCAAATGGGTGTGGCCCAACATCTCGATCTAAATTGCGGTACCTAGGAATTGAATGATATACTTGGTCCATCATGGACCAAGAATCTCCCCGCGATCTGATCATCAGTGCATACACCAATTATGATTGGAACAAGATAAAATACTGGGCTAACAGCATCGATCGCTGCGGGTTTACCGGTGACAAGGCCATGATCGTCTACAACAGCGATCAGCATACCGTGCAAAGGTTAGTTGATCTGGGGTTCAAGGTCTGGGCGTTTTCCAGGGATGCTAGGACGGGGAATTTCGTGTGGGAGCATGATCTGATAATCGTGGTACAGAGATTTTACCATCTTTGGCATTATCTGGATCAGCTACCAACCAACCATTATCGTTACGTGATCAGCACCGACTGCAAGGATGTGGTATTCCAGACCGATCCAATCAAATGGATGGAACGAAACATCGGAGATCATGACATAGTTGCCAGCTGTGAAAGCATCCGATATCGGGATGAACCATGGGGAGATGATAACCTGAAGGGCAGCTACCCGATGGTATATCCAAAAATCCGAGAAAAGCCGATATGGAACTGTGGTGTCCAAGCCGGAAGGATGCAGGCCATTAAGGATCTATGGTTGCAGATATGGTTAACCTGCAAGGCAGGAGGACGGGCAAACCCGGATCAAGCCGCATACAACCTCCTGCTTAATTCACACCCCTGGTCCAAGATCACCAAATTTGCCATGAGCGAGGACGGATGGGCCTGCCAAGCTGGAACCACCGTGGACCCGACCAAGATCAGCGCGTTCCGACCAAACCTGTTGGAAGCAGAACCGGTATGGCAGGACGGACTGGCAAAAACCAGCCGGGGAGAGATCCACTCAATACTCCACCAGTGGGATCGGGTACCGTCATGGATTCCAGAAATAGAAAAGATATATGGATGATCAAATGGAATTGAATCTAGAAGAGCTTTATCAGCAACAGGATCAGGCATTGGCAGCACCGCCTCCAATACCGAACTATAAACCCGGAAGAAGCATAGTAACCAGCTGTTATCGCCCTGAAATACCCGGGGCATACATACTGCTCAGCGAGATCAGGAGGCTGGAGATCAACATCCCCGTGGAGGTGTTTTATCGGGAAGGAGAGCTCAACCGCGACGAAACGTCCGAGCTTGCCAAGATCTCTCCTGGACAGATTACCTTCAAGCGGATAAACGGAAAGGCTCCGGATTTCAAGGACCGGTGGGGCAATATCAAGGGATGGAGCACCAAGGTCTTTGCCATACTGGAAAGCGAATATGCGGAAAACCTGTGGATAGATTGTGATAACGTGCCCGTTAGGAACTGCTTGGATCTCTTCGATGACCAAGAATATGCCAAGAAAGGCAGCTTGTTTTGGAGGGATGTCTACAGCATCGACCGGGCCGACCAATACTGTAGTGAATCTAACATGTGGAAGTTGTTCCGTGTTGCACCAAATGACGGCGAACCTTTTGAAAGCGGACAGTTCCTGGTTAACAAGCCAGCGGTATGGACACAGCTTTCGCTGATGATGCACTATACGAAAAACAATCAAATCTATTACAATTTCGGCGGCGATGCTGAATGCTGGAGAATGGCATGGCAGTTCGTTAGCAGCGCGAGGAACGGGTACCATGCTAGATTCAATTACCATGCCAGCGACGAAGTACCATATGGGATGATGCCATACGGTCCATTCCACAAGGGGGTACAAAATCAATGGCACAAGTACGGCGGAGGATCGGTTATGGTACAGCGGGATCGCAAGGGTGTTGACCTGTTTAACCATCGCAATCTTAACAAATGGAAATGGAACGAGGAAAACCCCTATAACGAGGATGTTGTCAACGAGATGACATATCACATGATCATGAGGCACATCAAGGCAAAGTACGAGGTAAAGAATGGTTGAGATCTTACCAAGGTTTACCTTTCCACTTTCATGGAATCGTTGTCGAGAGCCTGCAAGGCATCCGGATCTAAGAATCGGCGATTGGGATACTATGTACGATTATGATTCGGTTTGGAATGATGCCATCCAGATTAATCCAACGACGTTGTTGATGATTGGTCCTCCTCTCTATGCCACGGCAGATTGGTTGAGATCTTCCTGCGCTTTTTTCGATGGCAATGGAACCAAATTAGACTGGCAATGCCAAGAAATGGATCGAGCATGCTTAACCGTAGTGAAAACACCTGGGTGGATTGATCGAATAGGAATACAAAGTCCAACATCAATTGATTATATGATCATTAATCGGCCATCAATGGATTTCAACGGGCTTAAGGTAATAGTCACCATAAGCAAGGACCATCCGATATCCTGGCTGAAACAATGGATCGATTACCATCGTGTGGTGCATAATGTAGAGGGCCTCTTGCTCTACAACAATCGAAGCACCCTCTACGGACCCAAGGATCTCGAGGATCAGCTAAAACGAGATGACATGGTGATCAAGGTCGTCGAATATGACGTACCATTTGGAATCATGGGAGGCGGTTTGTGGGAATGGCAGGGTCGCAGCGGTACCTCGTTACCATGGGACAGCGATTTCTCGCAATATGTCATGCTCGAGCATGCCAAATGGCGATATCTCCATTCTGCCAGATTGGCGATCAATGCCGATACCGACGAGCTGCTCTACATAAATGGCGCGTCAATGGATGATCTCGCCGACTATTGCGAATCAAACGATGATTCAGTATGGCTTTACAATGGCACCTGGATAGAACCGGTCGATAGCATCACCGGCCAAATAGCCAGCAACGTGCCATTTGATCAACGCAGGTTTGAGAACTACTGGCATACCAATTATAGCGAACAGCGGGGTATAGGAATAAAATGGATGCTTAATCCCCGGAAGAACCTGGGATACCAGTGGCACCTGCATCGCACCTTTGGTCCAAACAAGTTTACCGAATTCATCGGATTTGGACATTATCTGGCAATGAATACGTCATGGAGCTGGCCTAGGGATGTATTTTCTGGTGATTCTTCTACCTTGACGGAATTCGAAAACATCAAGAGAAATATCGATAAATGGAAAACAAATTAGGAGCGTGTTATGCGAGGCGCTGTAGTAACGGTACATGACGAGAATTACAGGATACTATCAGATTTAACCTGGGATCGAAATCGGGTGTTGTATGCACGCAAAAACGGGTACGATTCAATAGCCAAGACCGAAGGATTCGGTAGCATGGTCATCGGTTGGGAAAAGATCGCGTTGTTATTGGATGTGATGAAACGTGATCAACACGATGTATTGCATTGGAGCGGCACTGACACAATGATCACCAACTTCCACGTACCCCTAACCGAATTTCTTTATGACGGATATCATGTGACGATTGCCACGGATTTTAATGGGATTCAAGCTGACAGCTTCGTCGTGAGAAACACCATAGAAGCACAGGCATGGTTGCAAATGATCATGGACAAGCACGATGAATACAGGAACCATCCATACTGTGAACAAGGCGTGATGATGGAAACATATCCTCAATATCAGCAAATCGTAAAGGTGGTTCCGCAGCGGTACATGAATTCCTATCATTACCCCCTTTACCAAAAGAAAGGAGCAAAAGGAAATCTAGATGCGATGGGATTTAGCGGGCAATGGCACAAAGGTGATTGGCTGTTGCATTGTCCAGACCAACCAATGCATGTTAGATTAAACCTTTTTACTCAGGTATTATCGGAGGTAATCTCGTGATTAAGGGAGCATCGATTCCTCTGCATTTTGGAGAATATGTTCCCATGTCTCGAATATCCGAGACACCAACAGGCTGGTTTACGTGCTGCCGCGGAAAGCCAGGTGGCTAGAGCCCCTGGATGGATAGCAGCTTTTGACTAACATATTTTCAATAACTTGCATTTTTTTATGTTCTCAGGTATAAATGGATTTAGTGATGTAGCAAGAACCCCATTGGTTCTGGATATCCTGGTAGGAGTATCGCAGAGACTTTGGCAGGAAGTGACATGAGTCCGTAAAAATATCACCTGTGTATCGGAACACACCGATGAATAGGCCCATCGGAAAAAGGTGAACTGGAATGAAGCAGGAAGCCATAGCCCTATAGGACGTGGTACTTCACTATGTTAGTATAAAAGGCCTCGCCATTATCTCTCACGAAGGTGATTATATGAAGGTTTTCATTACTGGATCTTCCGGTTTCATCGGAAGGAATTTGGTCGAGTTTTACCGGGATTCCGAGGTTTATGCAGCAAAAAGAGAACCAATAATTCCCGCCTTGGACAGTTTCAAACCAAACGTCATCATCAATTGCGCTGCGGAGATTTATGACCAAACTTCCATGATGGATTCAAACGTGCTCAACCTCCATCAGATACTGGAATGGTTGAAGAAAAACCCAGAATCCAAGCTGGTTCAGATTGGATCTAGCTCAGAGTACGGACCAATGGGACGACCTACCAAGGAAACCGACAAGATCGATCCTATCGATATGTACCAGGCGACCAAAGGTATGGCTACCCTGTTGTGCCAAGGATATTCCAGATCCTATGATCTAGACGTTTGTATCGCTAGGCCATACAGCGTATATGGTAGATATGAAAAGCCGCACAGGCTTTTTCCTCGGTTGTGGAGATCATTTGTGTTAAACGAACGCATGAACCTCTATAACGGTAAGCATGATTTCATCTACATAGATGATTTCGTGAGAGGAGTGGACATCTTGGTCCACAGAACGAATGTTCGCAGGGGCGACATCATTAATTTTGGATCTGGGATACAATATGGGAATTTCCAGGTTTACGAAGCATTTGAGAAGATTACTGGCAGGAGCGCTCCTGTTAGCATGATAAACACTATGGCAAAAAGATTCGAAGGCGAGGTCTGGGTATGCGATCCATCCTATGCTAGGGATAGATATGGATTTACTTGCGCATATTCGCTCGAGGATGGAATCAAGCATTTTCTTTCAACCGCAAGATATGAATCAGAGGCAACATGACCCTAAGAAGGCAACTCCTGACCAGCAGGAAAAATAAGATAGACATTGTCAGTAATGATCCTAAGATCGAGGAACATTTTGCGAATCCCGCAAATTATGCCGATGTTGTACTAGAGATGTTCAATAAGGATCGGTTCTACGATGCTTTTTTTAACAGCTGGTATGACTTGACTGTGTTGGACATAGGTGGTAACATCGGTTTGTTTTCCTTATACATACACGATAGAGCCCGGATGGTTTATCCGGTTGAACCAACTCCAACTCATTTCTCGGTATTAACCGAAATGACCAAAAGTTACCCAAACATATGTCCGATTAACGTTGCATTACATAACCGTGACGAACCGATCGATTTCTACATCAGCAGCGAAAACAGCACAATGAATAGCTCGGTTAACACATACGGGACCAAGACCGTCGTGCAAGGCAAGCGCCTCAAGACCTTGATAACGGACCTAGGTCTGTCAA